GTTACAAATCACTGAATATTATAACATTACCTGTAACATCTACATTGCCAGTACCATTAATATCATTACCATTTAAGTCTAAATCACCTCCTAGTTGTGGTGTGGTGTCTTGAATAATGTTATAATATTCAGTGATTTGTAACCAGTTTGCAGGATATGCAGAAGGAGTATATCCAGCAGCACCAATAAAAGCAATCATCCTAAATGATGCACCATTAAACATAACGCCATCACCTACTGCATAGGTATAACCATTGTTATAATCTCCTAACCAATTTATATCTGTAATTAAATCTAAAGCAGTTTGTGTAGCCGTACTTATAGGCTTATTTGCATCACTTGTATTATCAACATTACCTAATCCAACAGCTGTTTTATCTAGTGTTTGAAAAGTTTTGTCGCCTCGGTAATATTCTGTAGTTTCTCCCTCTTCTATTAAATCCTGCTTTTCATCATACAAATCATTTACCGATTGTTTGATTTCGTTAATATCTGTAGCAATTACCTTGTTTTTACGAGGTAAGCTTGATAATTTAACATCTTCTTTATCTTCAAAATTTATCTTTGCCATTTCGGTTATAAATTAATTTGTAATACTTCTTGTAATCCCTCTAAATTTGGTGCGTTTTGTCCTCCTGTTCCCGAATTTTCCACCAACTGCAACCCATCCCACAAATATATAAATTTTCGTTCAACTCCGTTTTCTGGTTGCACAATAGTTATGTTTATTTCTATTACATCTAATCCAACTAATCGAACAATTACAGATATTTCTGCAAATTCCAACATAAATTTTAAATCTTCCTTTACTGCATTTTCGATTAAAATTCTTGTTGATGAATTTAACCCAACTGAATTAATCAAATTTTCAGTTTGTGAATTGTAGTTTAAACCTAGTAATTCATTGCCCCAAAAATCAAAATTTTGTTCGCTTTCAATTCTTATAGGTGGTGTGGATTGTTGTGGATTACCTCCAAACATTCCAATATATGGAAAATTCTCAAAACTAAACGCCCATAAAAAATCATTACCATTCAATAATAAATCCCCTCCTTTTCCTGTTTCGATTAATCTTAAATCCATACCTTAAAAATTAAATGAGGGGGTTAATTTAGGCATTACAAAGTTTGCGCCACTACTTTGAACTGTTGCACCATTTGGCATATTATTAAAATTAACATCCAATTGTTGGCGTTCATTATTATTGATTGTTTCAACAAAATTACGTGTTCTTTCGTTGTTCATATTGATTACTTCTGGTTTTGGTTGATACTGTTCAAATGATGTTAAATCTGCTCTAAAATCTGCTATTGCTTTTGCCCCATCCGTAGCCAAACCACCACCTAACCAATCAGGTAAATAACCTACAATTTCCAAAACTTTTTGTAATGGGTATAATAAACCAGATAAAATTACTTGCCCTAAAGCTTTAAAACCTCCTAAAATTCCATCCATTTCAAAAGCTTTTTTAATCATATCCCAGTTTTCGTATAACTCCTGGAATAAAGTTATTATTAAACCTACTGGACCACTAAAAGCTACAAAAGCGCGACCCCATTCATCCCAATAATATATAATTGATATGATTGCAGCAATTAATGCTACTACTAACATTATTATTGCTCCGATTGGGTTCATAGTTAATGCAATATTCCATGCCCATTGTGCGGCTTCTACTAACCAAATTATACCTTTTAAAGCAAATAAAGCACCTTTCATTAACCAAATTACAGATGTAAATCCTTTAACTAAAAATGAAATTCCAGAAACTGCAAAAGATAAACCTGCTAATGCTGCTGTAACTTTAATTATAGTTGATGTTGTTTCTCTATTATTTTTTATCCAGTTTAAAACTTGTTGAATATAAGGTTTAACGGTATTAATTAAATCCGTTAAAATAGGTATCATTTGTTGCCCTACTTCAATTGCTAAAACTGTAAATTCTGCTTTTAATTGTGCTAATTTAAACGCGGTTGTTTGCGTTCTGTTTTGAAACTCACTCATTACTGAACCGCTAATCATTTGCTCGTTAGTAGCGTTTTTAACTTTATCTTGTAAATCTGTAAAGTTTTTACCTAATAATTGTAATGATAAACCATATTCGCCAAATTGGGCAAAGTATGCGTTTTGCGCATTACCTGATAATTTCGATCCTTTTTCAATTACCGCTAACATACCATTCGCGCCCCCTCCTGCTTTGTCAAAAACTGATTTTAAAGATGAGGTTTTTAAAGTTGTTTTTATAAAACGCTCCATTATCGTGGCACTTTCCTCGGCACTTTTACCCATTGAAATAAATTGAGTACCAAAAGCGGCTAAAGCTTTACCATCTGCATCGGCTGCCCTAGCTACTGCCGAACCACCTGATGCCATAAATGTTAAAATTTCGGATGATTTGGCAGCATACATATTGCCTAGCATATTAATGCTATTCATTAATTCCTCTGTTTGCTGTATGTTACCTCCTAATGCATTTTTAGATTTTATAAAATATTCCCCTGCCATTTCGGATGTAATACCAAAAGCAACCCCAACGCGTCCCGAAATTTGAGCTACTTTTTCTAAATCTTTTATAGCTACACCACCTTGCGCCAAACTAGCTAGTAATCCTGCTGCGTCCTCAGATGTTACACCTAAATATTTACTTAAATTTTTTGCGTTATCAGCTAATTTTTCAAACTCTTTACTACCTAAACTAACATTAGCAACTTTTGCAACATCTGCCATTTTATCCTCAAAATCAATAGCTTGTTTTGTTGCATAAACTAATGGAGCTGCAATAGATAAACCCATTGTAAGGGATGAACGCATTAATTCATCTGCGCTGTTTTTTACTCTTCTAAAACCCCTTTCAGCCATAGCAGTAGCAGTATCGAGTTTTTGCCCGAATTTAGTAGCTGCTTTTTCCATGATTTTTACTGGATTAGTAAACTTATCAATGGCTGCAAATACTGTATTTACTGTTAATTGGCTCATTAGGTTGTTTTAGTATCTTTTTTTAATTCTTCTTTTTGCCTTTTAATTTCGTGATAATAGTACCATATACCAAAATAGTCTGTATCATCACAATACAGACTATCAATAGTTTTGGGCGTCCAATTATACGTGCCTATAACCGAATGAATTGCTGCATCATAGTTGCCTACTTCGGAATGAAAAAAAGGGCTATATTTTGGCAAATTCCATAATCTTCAACATCCAACTCTTTAATTAATTGCTTTGGTTTGTTGGTTAAGCATGAAACGATTGCCAAAATCATACCTTGTGCATCATCCGATTTTGTACCTTGCATTGCCTTTTGGATTTCTCCAATCTTTACCCTAGGTTTAAAAACTAATTCCGTTGTTGAAATTTCATTCTCAATCGGAAAAATTAATTTTAACTTTAAATTAAAATTTTCATCCAATGATAAAAATCCCTCGGTAATTGCATTTTCTAATTCATCAATTGCACCTTTGTAATTTTCTCTACTTGATGGTTTTACACGTTTAAAATCTAACCATTTGGCTATTTCTTGTTGTGATACCTCTTCATTTACTAAATTTTCCATGATTTTAAAGCTTTAAATTTATAAAATTACCCTGCAATTTTCTTAATATCTCGGCATGATATAATTACAGGAAAAGTTGCCGCAGTTAAATTACCCTCTAAATTACCTACTGGTTTACCATTTCCACCAAAAACACTACCGTTTGAGTGTGAAAAAGTCCAATCTGCTTCAACTGGATTTTCCATTAACTTTTTAATTCCGTTCCAATCTTCACGATTGTTAACATCATTAGCCAACGTAAATTCAATTTTAGGTAATTTACGTTTCATTTTTCTTACTGGATTACCCGAACCATCAACGCTTTCTTCGTCGTCCTCAGTCATAATTGTAATTGGATCAAATGACACATCTTCATTTGCCATTGGGTAAAAAGTAAACCCTCCTAGTGTAGGGTGGTTTGCTGTAACTTCGGTTAAAAATCCTCCGATTGCCATATCTTTATTTATTAATTATTTGTACCAAAATTAAATCCTGCTTCTGCTGTTGTTGATGATATTCTTGCAGTTCCTGTTCTTTTGTATCGAAAAAAAGTTTCCAATCTATCAGGATTAATACTAGACACCTCAACTGTAATGGAATTCTGCATGAATGGAAC